AGGGAGATTCTCGGCGGCTCGCTGTACACGCGGCTCAAGCTGTGGCGCTGCGCGGATTGCACGCAGAAGGCTAGGGGTGAGGCATGACCACACAATCCGAAGCCCTGCAATTGGCTGATGCGCTTGATGTAGGCGAAATCAGCTACACCGGAATGTGCAAAGTTGCCGCCGAACTGCGCCGGTTGCATGGCGTAAACAAAGAACTTGGCAATGCACTGCGCCGCCTCATTAGCTATTGCAACACGCTGGAAAACCGTTTGATGGAAGCAGATGGAGAACACCCAGCATTGCAAGAAGCAAAGGAAGCGTATGCCAAAGTGGAGGGGCAAGTATGACCACCCTACGAACCGCCGCCCAGCAGGCGCTGGAGGCGTTGGATTGGTACGCAGAGTGCGCGATGGTGTCCGAAAAAGCAGCAGACGCAGCATCCGCCCTCCGCGCCGCGCTGGTAGAGCCAACCTGTGCTACGCAGGACTGTATGCCTAGTAAGTGCAGCCTAGCGGCACAGAACACCGAGCAAGACCGTGTGCTGGTGGAGATGGAGCACGCGCTGGTTGAAGCCGAGGCCATCATGGAGGAGGTGGACGAAGAGACCGCCGACGCATGGCGTAAACGTTGGGGGCGTTTGTGGGGGAGGCCAGCATGAAGTGCCTCGAGACTAGGCGCCAGCACGGCTGCCTGAGGATGCGGCGGTACGAGAAGGACAACGGCCGCCGAGTCAAGACCATGGAGCTGCCCTGGACGTTGTGGCTGCGCGTTCGCTCAAGCGTGATGAAAGGGATGCCAGGCTACGAGCGCACCGAGGCCGCACGAGACCGCATCGCCGTGATCCAGCGCATGCTGGCCGATGGAGACAAGCCAGAGTACATTGCAGCCGTCGTCGGCGTTACACGCCAACGGGTGCAGCAGATCAAGGACAGAAGTAAGGAGATCGCAAGATGACCTCTCGAATCCCCAACGGTTGCGACCAGCAGGGCCGCCACCCCCAGGCCGCAGAGTGCTGCACTGATATTGGCGTAGACGATGATGCAGACTTGAGCATCGAACGAGCCACAATTTATCTGGCTGCAGTTGTAGCAGCAGTGCTGTGCATCATTCTGGCTGTAAGCCTGTTGGCATCATGAGGCAACTCTCGGCCGACACAGCCCGCTGCGCCGGCAGCCACCGCGCAGAATGCAACAACTGCATGCGCAGGCTGTCGCCGCCTCATGACCGTCAGATTTGGATGGGCGCCTGGGTAATGGACGACGAGCAATGCCCGAGTCACTTGCCGCCGAGCAAAGCAGTTTTCTCGCGCGAACCTGCCGAGCTGCCAAAATAGTAGGCCACCACGCTGGCCCAGGCACCGCCCAGGGCGCCTAGCATTACAAGCAGAGCGTCGCCACCGGTCTCGGGCTTGCCCTGCGTCAGCAGCCAGCCCAGCACACCGAAAAAGCCCACGGTGATGCCGATGGCCAGCATCCTAGGTGTGAGCGTGTCGCCAGTGCCCGCCTCGCGCTGCCGAGCTCCGTCTCGGTCGGCCTGGTGCACGCGCTCTAAGTCAATGTCAAGCTCCCGCATCCGCACTTGAAATGCCTGCTCGGCCGCCTTGATCTTGACCAGCGCATCCGCGCCACCGATGGCCATTGCCTGAGATATATCGCTCTCCGAACCATCAGGACGCCCGAGAAGCGCATCCGAAAGGGCAGACGCAGCTACCCCCGCCAGCGGCCCGCCAAGGGCTGTAGCGAGGCCAGGCGCAACAGTGCGGACAACGCTTTTCCAGTCGAAATCCATCATCCCTCCATCAGGTCAGCAATTCGGCGTGCCCAGCCGCGGGAGAACGCTGGCCAGTTCGTCAGGCTGGTCATGAAGCGCAACCTCTGGGCCAGTATGCGCATGCGCAATGCGTTGGCATCCTGCGCATATGCCGCTGCCAGGGTCTGTGGGCCGATCACGCCGTCCGCATCGACACCGAGAGCCCGCTGCAGCCACCGCGTCGCCTGGCCAGGCCCGCTGTTGACGGCGCCGTCAAAAACCGCGTAGCGGATGCCAGGCGGCAGATCATCGGCCCGAATCGGCTTCCAGTACTTTTCAAGGTAGATCCGCTGCGCCAGCTCAAGCGGCAGCTCGCGCATGTCACCTTTGTAGCCCACCTCACGGGCTACGGCTTCGGTGATGCCGTAGCGGGTCTTGCCGCCTGGGTCAGCCGAATGGTCTGAGAACTCGCCTTCGTGGCCGAGCAGGAGGGCAAGGGCAGTTTCGAATTTCATATTTTGGAGTACCCTATTCTCATGGGAGTGAAACCAAATGTAGAAAAATCCGAAATTGCAACCGGCGAGTTAGCCTCAAGGTTGGCTTGCGTAAATTCGGATGATATAAAACGCGCGACTCCTCCGAAAACAAATGAGGGGTTTGAGTTGTCGTAGAACAGCGCGTAATATTTGTCTTTGACTAACACAAGTCTTGCTCTATTGCCAAAATAGTCTTGATTGTTCAAACTTGCGACAATTGTTAATACAGGCAAATTAAAATCAGGGTAATCCGCAGAAAAGATTTTAGTATCTGTATACGCTCCATTAAAGAAGTTTCTTGTGATTACATATGAGTTGCTTGGTTTTGTTAACGTGACTGTATTCGACGGATAGCAAACTGATATATCACCCATAAATCCGCGTTTTGTTTGACTTGTAATTTCCAGTTGCACATTCCCCTCACTAAAGACGAGGTTATATATATTTGCTGGAAATTGATAATTTTCGACTTTCAGAGTGCACAATCTGCCATCGTCTGGGTGAAATTCAGCGGCAATTAATCCAGAGTCAGCAAAAAAAGCTGTCGATGAAGACGTAAATTCAAACCTCCCACTTTGATATCCTTGATATACGGCGCAAACTGCCTTGCATTCTGACGGGTGAAATGATACTCTGTATGTCCCAGTTCCATCAGCGCCGTAACTTGCAAAAAACGCAGAACCAACTACCGGCCACGTTTTTGTTAATGCCACGCACATATCGCCTGGATATGTTGAAATAGTTTCAAGACCAGAATTAGGCGCCGCAGGTTCTCTTATTACGTTAACAAATTCCTTGGTTGCCAGTTTTGTTACTTGATTGGTGACCAGATTTTTACGGTAAAAATGCAGATACTCGATATCATATTTATCGTAAACAAAACCGTTTGGCCCCGTAATGGTTTCAGTATTATTATAGCTGTTGTTATAACAGACAAAATATAATATGTCTTGATTATTTTCTACATATATCGCGGCTCCCGCGATTACAAATGCACTATGAAAAGACGACCACCCATTGGGAAAATTGTAGCGCGTGCCGTTTGCGCTTATTATGTTGTAATGTGCATAAAACTCAGGCGTTGCACAATCAATTACTTCGTTATTATAAACAACGTATGGATACATGAACGGATCACCGCCAGCTCTCCACGTGACAACTTTCTTGTTTGCTCCAATCCATACCCTGTCCCCGCCGTAATTGTTGTTGTCTTTCCAGGTGTTCGGATAGTATTTACCACCAAGTCCAAAATAGGCGTCATCTGATGCGGGGCCTGCGGTAATTGGGTAAATAGCCGTGCCAGGCATAAACACTTGCGCAACAGTTTTGCTGATCACGAACCACGGCCCGCACTGCCTTGGATTGCTCAGGAACCCGATGATCCGTGGCGTGCTCCAGCTCTGCGACATGAACTGCACCACCACCCCATCGCCGACCTCAAACACGCTGCCGTTGCAGTCCTGGTACACGATCGGCACGTTGGTGAGTGTGCTCGTCTGGTTCACATCAAACTCAACGTTGACCAGCCCGATGTCGGCGATGTCACTGGCGCTGGACTTGGCCTCGTCCAGCAGCACATCCGCCGTGTCGCCGCTGATGGCGGTAATCACTCCGCTGCGATAGGTCGGTTTGAACTTCTGCCAGCCTGGCAGAATGGCGGCGTTGTAGTAGGCCTGGGGGGGCGTCATCAAGGCCCGCATGCGCAGCTCGCCATCGGCATCGAAAGGCGCCCGTCCTGCAGGCGCGATCAGCACCGTCTTGGGCTCGTTGGGAATCTCGAGCGTGGCCACCTCACCAGAGGCCGCCTCCGTGTAATCTGCACACCAGGCGTTCAGGGTCAGGCTTGCGCGGTAGCTGTTGAGCTGGTCGATCTTGCGCAGGTTGTTGGCCTTGGCGCTTTGCAGCTTGCCGATGGCCACCGTCTCGGTGCGCAGCGCCTCTTCCTTGGCCACTTGATCCAGCTTGGCAGCCTCAACGGCCGGCAGCAGATTCGGCGAGCTGTTGCCTGTGATGTAGGCCTCAATCGCAGCAGCCAGCGCGGCATTGCTGGCGTTCAGCGCGTTCTGGGCCGTGTTGACCTTGACCTGCTGCGCGGCGATCTGTGTGTCGAGTTCGGTGTTGGCGCCCGTCAGCAGCAGCAACTGCGCCGCAAGCCGCGACTCGCCGAAGTCGAGCTTGATCGTGTATTGGCCCTCTCCCAGGTCGGCCAGAATCGTGCCGCGCCCCATCAGGCCCGCTCCCCCACTTCCATGTAGGCGTCGCCATCGCCGACGTAGTAATTGATGTAGGAGACGACGAACTCCTCAGAGCTGGCGAAGACCCGCTGCGCCGGCCGCAGCAGCCAGTCAATTGAGCACCGCACGCGCGTGCCGCCCTGGTTGATGCTGATGGACCTGATGCCCTGCATGATGCGGTTGTAGGCCGCGCTAGGGGTCTCGTTGGGGGCGAAGCCGGTGCTGTAGCCGCTGATGGTGCAGGTGTAGCGGAATGGCCCCTGGTCGAAGGTCGTCGTCTGCACCGGTGCCGTGGCCATCTCGTAGGTGAGTGGGGCGGCCAATCCTGGCACGTCCACCAGGCGCGAGATCTTGAACTGCGTCGCCGAGTTGATGGCCGAGACGTAGGCCGACACCGCAGGCACCACGCACTGGACGTAGTTGCTCAGGCCGGTTTGCAGCGTGGCCTGCCAGCTCGAGATCGGCACCCGCACCGTGCCGCTCGGGGTGGTCAGGTCCATCACGTAGTAGGTGGTGGCGTCGCCAATGACCTCGGTGAAGTCGTGCGTGGCCAGCGGCGTGGCCGAGCCGAGCATGGACGGCACGTCGGCGCGAGCGAAAAGATGCCATGCCAGCGGGTTTGCATTGCCCAGCATGGTGGGCGCATCGGCGCGAGCGAATAGGTGCCATGCAACGATTTGCTCAGGCCCCAACATGGACGGGGCGGACGCATAGGCAAGCGACTGCTGCCCCAGAATTTCAGGCTGGCCAAGTGGGCCTTCGGCTAAAGCAATGGCCCTTGGCTCAACCAGAGCCAAAACACTAGGAGAGCCTAGTGGGCCAGAATCTGCAGCCCTAGCGACTAAGGGGCCTGAATTTGGAAATGGTGAGGTTGGAGCAGTGAAACTAGCGGTATAGCGTGCAACGCCTTTTGTAATTCTTAGGTCATCAATATACCCGTGAGCATATGTTGCAAGATCTCCTCGAGACCCCAGCCGCAATCCTTCAGTGCCGCCTAAAGTGTAAGATGTATTATCAGATACAGATTGTTTTAGAGTGCCGTCTAAAAAACACCTGACAGTTCCACTTTGGCGCGCAAAAGCAATATGACACCATCCTAATGGTGTTACTGCTGTATTGGTTGAAACTATTGTTGCAGAGCCGTCAGATGCTCCAAGACCAATTGAATCTGTAACTGGCCCTGGGCTTGAATCTCCAGCTTGCCATATCTGAAAAGTCCCGGCAGTGTTTGTGCTGCTTGGATGAGCAATGATTCGCCTATATGGCGATTGTGTGGCAGCGGACGAACTGTAAAACCAGAACTCAACAGTAAAATCACCGGTGCCAAAATTAAAATCCGAACTAGCTGCTACGTCTAGATAATCTCCGTTTCCGTCAAGGTAAACACTTGCGCCGCCAAATTTAGATTGCGTTGTACTGATTGCGGCATTGCCATTAGCGGTTACCGTTTTAGGTGTCGGCGAGTTATCTGTAAACGTAGTGCTCCCATTCGCTCCATCAAAATGGAGCAGCAGGGAGACACTGTTGTAATTCGGATCAGACATGCTCAGCCGATAGTCGCGCTGACCAAGGTCACGGGACCGCCAGAAACAATTGACAGGGTATTGAGAACCAGCTTGCCGCTCACCGCTGCGGTGCCAGCCTGGGTTGGCAAACTCAGGTGAATAACGCCATCGGAGTCCGTGAACTCGCCGTAGGCTGCCGTGCCGGTGGCGTCTGCGCTGGTGTCCTCGGTGGCGGTCACGTCAAACGTGAGCACGCCCGTCCCAGAGCTCACCGTTCCGCAGGGGTCGCCGAGCGGGATGTTGGCCAGCAGGACGTCGCTGGCGTCGCGGATCTTGAGCCGGCCGGCAGCAGAGCCGGCGTCGATCAAGGTGCGAAACGCCTTGTGAGCCTCCTCCTTGGCCTTAACGGAATAGGTAGCAGATGCGGGTACAGCCATGTCAATCTCCTGAAAGTTTGGATTTCACCAACAGCGTCAGCGTGCCGGTGCTCTGGGTGGATGTGTAGGCCTCTGGGGCCGCCAGATAGAGGCCGGTTGGCACAGAGACCTGGACCAGCGCGTACAGCCTCACCAGGCGCTCTACAGCGTCTTGCTGGGCCTTGGAGGCGATGGCCCAGACAAGCTCAATGGTCTTGTCGGCCTGCGCCAGGCCAAAGTCGTTGAAGACCGCGCCGCCGTCCAGCGTGGCGATTCGGGTCACGCGCCTGCGGGCCTCGCCGAAGTCGGAACGTTCGGCGTTGACCTCCAGCTCAATGACGCCCAGCGGGTCGAAGGTCGGGGTGCTCAGTCGGATCAGCATGTCAAGTCCCCACCAGCAGCTCGAGGCCGTCTGCATTCACGCGGGTCTGGATGGTCTTCAGAATCTCCCACATGAACGCCTCCAGGTGCGGCTGAAGGCCTTTCCCATCAATCTGGATCAGCGCGTTGCCGCGCTGCAAAGATGCCGTTCTTGATTGATTCAGATTGATCTGGGATTCAATCAGCTGTCTCTGCAAATCCAACGCTTGTTCCCTAATCTTGTTTTCTATCTTCAACTGCTCTTGGACCAGTTCGAGCTTCTCCAGACCGAAAAACCCTTCAATGTCCCCGAATGCACTGAAGATGCTGCTGATGACATCGCCGGATGATTCGACCGTCGCTGAAAGTGATTTGAGCGCGAACTCGAATTTCTGGGCATCAGCAACGGCCTGGGCAATCTCGAGCTTGACGCGCGACTCGATGAGTTTGATACGCTCGTTGGAGGCAATGCTCTGGAGCTTGGCGGCGTAATCTTGGGCCGCCTTGGTTGTCTCGAGATACAGCTTCTGTTCTGCCAGCTGCTGCTTTGCCAGTTCTGCGCTCTTGTCTTTGACCTTGCCCTTTGCATCGGTCAATTCTTTGGCTGACGCCACCTGCGCGATCATCGCCTTTTCTTCGTCGCCGAGCGCTACGGCCAGGCCGGCGCTTGACGTCGCCGTTTTCTTTGTGGCGTCGTCAAGGCCAAGGAATTTGGGCACAAGGCCATCGACAGAAGCGGCGGCCTTGTCAAAAGATTGGCCAATGGCCGTCTTAAATCTTTCCGCCTCTTGACTGTTTCGCTCTATGGCCTGGGCAAGGGTAATGTTGCCCTTTGTGAAATCGCTTAACGTGCCAGAAGTTGAAACGATAGCGGCAACAGAGGTGCCCAACGCTTCCGCAAATAGAACGATGGCGGCAGTTGATCCGGCCACAATGACGGTGGTGCCTTCGATTACTTTTACGAGCAATCGAAATGCCCCGGCGTCTCCAATCGTCACCTGCGCTTCCGTGATTGAATTCTTGAGCCTGGACAGCTCATTATTGAAACTGCTGAAATCCGCCGAGCCGAACTGCGTCTTTAGCTGTTCTGCGACTTTGATCAGCTCAGGGATTCCGATCTTGCCCTTGGAAATCAGGTCGAAAAACTCTTCGTTGGTGACGTTGAGCGACTGGGCAAAGGTGTTGAAGAACCCCGGCAGGCGCTCCGCAACAGACTTCAAGTCATCCAGCTCAAACTTGCCTTTGCTGACGCCTTGCGCGAGCTGTGTGAAAGCGCCAGAGACATCCGCGCCACTGGTGCCAAGCGCAGCAAAGGCGGTCGCAAAGCCTTCAAACACCAAGCGCGAGCCTTCGCCTTCAGCCGCCGTGCCCTTGGCCGCCGCCGCAAACGAGGCATAGGCACCGGCTGCGCCGCGAACTTCAACACCAAGCCGGTTGGCGGTGCTGGTGATGAAGTCCAGCTCTTTCTGCGCCGCCTCGCTTGATCCTGTCACCAGCTTGAGCGTGTTGCGAAACTGCTCGAAGGCGACGTTGGCGTCGATGAAATCCTTGATGACCAGCGAGCCCGCCAGGGCCTGCAGCGCTACCGTTGCAGACGCAATGCCGGCCCTGTTGCCGCCAATTCGATCTAGCTGGTCGTTGGTGCCGCTCAGCGCCCTGGTTGAGGTATCAGCATTGCCAGACAGCGCTGCAAGGTCTCGCTGAATCCCAGCAATAGCCGCATTGGTCTGGTTCTGACCCCTGAAAATCAGCTCAACGGTTTGTTGAATGTCGGCCATCTTGCTGCTTCTTCTCGTAGTACGCCGCCCAGATTGTCAGTTCTTCGTCGGTCAAAAAACCCTGCGGGATGATGTCTGGGCGGTGCTGGTAGAGGTAGCCGCCGCGCAGTTCCAGGAATGCGAGCGCTGCGCTCAGTCCTGGGTCTTCTGCGAGGCGGCGCTTGGCTTTACAAGATCGGCGCCCTGGCCTGTGAGCTCGCTGATCTTGTTGGTCAGCATCAGGAACTCGATCGGAAAAGCCTCGGCCAACTTCACCGCCGCGGCCAGGTCAACCCTTGGGGCCACCGAGCCGGACACCAGGATCTCCAAGCGCTTGGCAATCTCGCCAGGCGTGTCGCCACTGATGCCCAGGGCCTGCCGGATGGCGTTGGCCTGGTCTGCCTTGGTCGCTATGGCCTTGACGATGCTGTCAATGCTGGATTGCCGTTTCTCGGCCTCCAGTGCGGTGTGCAGCTCGCTGGCGGTCAGCCCGCGGACCTCCCACTCAGGTGCTTCGCCTTCGTCGAAAAAAAACGCGAGCGCCTCAACAGCCACTCGCGCCTTCTTCGACTCGAACCTTGCCTGCTCGAATCGATTCAGATCAAACATCAGCCCACCTCAGTTGCGCGCTCCGTCGCGGAAATGGTGCAGGCGGCCTGGATGCTGTCGCCGGCCGGGAAGGTGCGCGACACACCCAGCTTGCCCTGCGTCAACAGATACGGCGACTTGTAGCGGTCAGGGAAGAACTTGAACCAAAGGTCTTGGTTCTTCAGCTGCACTAGGCCATCAGCCACGCCGTCCTGCAGGTAGGCCGTGAAGCTGCCCTGGTTGAGCGTGGACGCGGTGGACCCCAGCGTGCTGCCGTAGACCTGCACGGAGGTCAGGCTGTGCGTGGTCTCGGGCGGCACGAAGTCCGATGCCAGCTGCACATCGGAAAAGATAGGCGCAGCAAACGAGGCGTAGACACGTTTCGGCACTGGCCCGGTGTGGATCTCCGGCAGCGCGGCCAGGAAGGTCACAGACCCTGCGCTGTAGTTGATGTCGAACAGCGGGTAATCTGCGCGCTCCGTGTGCGTGCCAACCACCGTAAAAATCTCAGCGGCGGTCACCAGCGCAGCGCTCACAGAACTAGTGCGAACCTGGCCAATTTCCACCGAGTCCACCGCAATCAGCGGAGGCCCGCCGTTGGCCCCGCGCGTTTCGGAGAACGCCGTGCTGTCAACGCCAGAGACTGCCGCAATGGCCCCGCTGGAGTTGATGGTAATGCTGGTGATGTTGTGCGTGTCGGTCGAGACGCCGCGCGTGATCGTCGCGGTGCCGGCGCTGACGCTGGTCACGACGCCGTTGAGGTTCAGCGTCAGGGCGGCGACGTTAACCTTGTTGTTGTCGGATGCGTGAGGCGTGACTGCGCCGCCCGTCAGCAAGCCGTTGGGCAGCACGACAGGAGCATAGCCCGCGCGCTTGGACCACAGCGAGGCCGAGCTGGTAAAGGTGGTTTCGTCTCCTGAGTTCGTCAGGGTCGTCATCGAGGTGGAGGTCTGCCCCGCCTCGTACTGGAGTTTCGCGTTTTCAGCGGTTGCCATCGTTGGGCTCCTGGTTCAGGTATTTTGGCGGTCGTCCGCGCCGCCTGGGCATTTCTGCTGGTTGCGGTGAAGCATCAGGAAGTGGCGCTGCCCCGTACAATCGATGCACGGCAGGGTCAAAATCTGATGCGTTCATGATGACCCACTCACCTTGAGACGGGTGAGTGGGCATCACGCGGACGGTTTCGATGATTTGAGGCATCAGCCCAGCAGGATGGCGACGTGCTCGGGCTTGATGACCTTCACGCCCCAAGCGCAGCTGATTTCCCACTGCATCTGCCTGTACTGCGGGTACAGCGCCACCTCGAACGACAGGCCCGAGCGCGGGTCCACGATGGAGGTGCGGTCGGAGGCCAGGTCGCCACTGGCAGGCAGGGCCGGCAGGCGCTGGGCCAGGATGATGGCCGAGCGGCTGAAGCCCATGTTACGCACAGAGCTGGCTGTGACGGTGATAGCCGTGGCCGATGCGGGAATGGCTTGGCGCAGGCCGGTAGGCTCCAGCACAATCGTGCCGCCGTTGCTGACGTCGGTATCGCCAGTCATCACGACGTACTGGTTGCTGTCGTTGGCAAATGTGATGACGTCACCGGCCACGATGGTGCCCGTGCCTGCAGAGGCCAGGGTAATCGTCGTGGCACCAACAGCGTAACCTGCGTTGTTGGTGGTCGCGTTTGCAGCAGTTCCCTTCGTGTGCGTCCTGACCTGTGCCGACTCACGAACCATCATGCCGTTGATATCCAACAGCACACCCTGACGCAGCATGCTGTCACCGAACTCTTGCGAGGACGATGCCTGCTTGCCGCGCAGATTGGCGCCGGCCGCGGTGTCCAGCACCAGCTGCATGTCGCTCAGAGGCGAGCCGTTGTCGGCCAGGATCTTGCGCGTCAGCGATGCGGCGCTGTAGTCGCCGGCGGTGCCAAATGGCGTAGTGCCTGCGGTGCCAGCAGCGCGCGAGGAGTCAAGATACAAGGCCGCAATGTCGGCCTCGATTTCGTTGACCAGGGTGCGGATGGCCTGCTGGATCTGCGCGCCTTGGATGGCTGCAGCAGCGGGGCCAGAGCCACGCTCTTCCTCGCCCGTCCAGCGGATCGGCACCCGGCGTGCCTTGGTGATCTTGATCTCCATGTCGCCAATGGTCTGGTCGCCATCATTCGGAGGCGTGACGCCAGCCGTGATGTTGCCAGCAGAGGCAGCCGGCGCGACGAACGAGCGCACGGACTGGTTGACCGCGGCGCGCGAGGATTGCGCATCCAGGGTCACAGCGGGAATGAAACCAACCAGCTCACGGGACACGACGTCCAGATTGCTGTACAGGGTCGGGATGAGATTCGTAAGGGTGGCACCCATGGTAAGAACTCCAGAAAGTTAGACGAGTTGGACGCCTGACTTTGCAGCCTCTACCCGTTGAGCGGGTGCAAGTGCTTCAAATTCGGCGCGGGTCATGGTCTTGGGTCCACCGCCTCCAGCGTTGGACGCACGGACTCCAGCACCTCCCGTGCCGGTCGATTTAAGCAGCTCGGGACGGGCCTTCGCAATCCCTGCGATCCCGTCCTTGACCGGAATCATACGCCCATCTTCAGACTTGAACAATAGGTCATCTCCTTCCCAGATCAGGCGCTGTGAAACGAAGGTTTCGACGAGATCGCGCGCCACAAACTCATGGCCCGATAAAGCCTCGGCGATTGCGGCCTTCTGCAAGCTGCCGCGAAACTTGCCGCTGATCTCGTCGCGCTGAGTTGTCGCCTCCTGCAATTGGCGCTCCATGCGCTTGAGCTTGGCGTCGTATTGCTTCGCGGCCTCTGCTGCGCCCTTAGCATCGGGCAACAGATCCAGATCCTCTAGGCTATCAATACCCAGGCGCTCCATCAGCGCGTTCTGGTCCGCTTCGAGCTTGGCCAGCTTGTCCTTCATGCCGCGACGGCCATTGATCGACTCCTGGCGCGCCGCGTCGCGTTGCCCTTGCAGATCATCGACGTAGCTTTTCAGCGCGGTAAATTTCTCGTCTCCGAGGGCTTCCTTGAGGTTTTCGATGTCCATCGTCTTCTCCGTCAGATTGCAAACTGCTCAAGCGTTGCGCCGGCAGCCAGTGCCGTGGTCAGCCACCGGGGTTTCAGGCCGCGACCGGTCCAAGTGTTGCCAGCGTCGTCGCGGTACTTAGGCGCGACGGTGGCGCGAGGCGTAGACTTCTCTTTGACCGGGCTCTTTGCAACTTTCGCGGAGTCGGTCACAATGTCGCCAGGCGTGAGGCCATAGGTAGACATCAGGGTCTTGATCTGCGAGACCGCAGACGCCCGCTCCGCGCGGGTTTGTTCGGCGATCTGGCGCTCGAGTTCTGCTTTCTGTGCGAGTAGTTCATTAATGCTCATTGGTAAATACGGTGAGTTAAAGTGAAACGAACCTGCAATATACCAGTGATATGGCCAATCAAGATATAACGCGCTTCAAATTCATAGGCTTCGCGCTAAACGGCGACGGCCCATTTCGCCCTCTCATCAGCTTCGACAGCAAGGCACGCCCCATCGCGGTGGCGTCGTCGTACCTGATCCAGTACCCGCGCGAGAGTGAAACCAAGTACGCGCGCCGCAATGAGATTGCTTGGTACGCCTCACCGCTGGCCCAGGTCGTTTCTCGATTCGCCGGATACCTTGCAAGTCGGCCCGCCGTGCGCGCCATGGCCAATCCGCTGTACGAGGCGATGGCCGCCGACATCGACGGCAAGGGCAACACCATCGACAGTTTCTGGTCTCAGTTTGTGGTTGAGGCCAAGGCGCGCGGCAGCATGCTGCTGCTGGTGGACATGCCCCCGGCCATGGCGCCGACGCTTGAGCAGCAGGTAAGCTCCAGGGTTGCGCCGTACTGGACCAGCATCAAGCCCGAGCTCCTTACCGACTACCAAATCGGCGACGACGGGAAGTTTACTTACGCGGAGTTCTCGGGCAATTTTACGCTGGAGACGGGCGAGAGAGTCGATTGCACATGGCACTTTGACCTGACCTCCTGGCGTGCCATAGATGGCCAGCTGCGCATCCTGGCCCAGGGTGAGCACCCACTGACGGAGTGCCCGCTGCTGATATTCACTGAGGGCGGCGATTTCCCATACTTCGGCCCGTTCTCGCCGATCGCGGACCTGTCGCGCAGGATGTTCAACCTGGATAGCGAGCTGGACGAAATCCTGCGCTCGCAGACGTTTAGCCTGCTGACCATGCAGGTGTCCGAGAACTCCACGGACGCCCAGAAAGTCCAGGCTGCGCAGGTCGTTGGCGAGACCATCGGATCATCAAACCTGATGGTGCACAGCGGCAGCACGCCGGCCTTCATCGCGCCACCGGACGGCCCTGCGCGGATTTACCTGGACCGCATTGCGGCGCTGAAGGATCAGATCAACGAGATAGGCCTGGTGATCGCGTCCTCCTCGCAGCGCGAATCCGGCCTGGCCCTGCAGATGCGGTTCCAGGCGCTGAACTCCGAGCTGGCGAAGTTTGCCGGCAGGATGGAGAGCCTGGAGCGACGAGCCTGGGAGCTTTCGCGCCAGTGGCTGGGCCTGACCACCGCGCCGCAGATTTCTTGGTCGCGCGACTTCAACCTAGCCGACGTCGTGGCCGAGCTGGACATTCTGGCCAGCATGATCGGTGCGGCCATGCCAACCGAAGTCATTGCCGAGCAGCAGAGGCGCATCGTGTCGGTGCAGTTTGCCGGCCTTGGGCAAGAGCAACAGGGCCAGATTCATGCCGCGATAGATCAGCGGCTTCTGGAGCAAGCATGAGCGCCGAAGTGCACAATCTCAGCGTCGAAAAAGGCGCCAGCTACGAGCAAATCATCCGGTGGACGGATGACGACGGAGCGGCCATCAACCTGAGCGGCGCCACCGCGCGCATGCAGGTCCGCGCTGCCACCAACGTAACGACGGTTCTTTTTGAGGCCACCACGGCAAACGGCAAGCTGGCAATTGCAGGCGATCTCGGGCAGATCACGCTGACCATCACAGCCGCAGAGTCGGCCGCCTTTACCTGGAGCTTCGGCAAGTACGATCTGGAGATCGTCACCGCAGGCGGCTTGGTCTATCGCCTGATCAGGGGCACCATCAGCATCAGCGCAGAGGTCACGCAATGAGCATCGTCACCATCGTCGAACGCGGGCCGCAGGGGCCTGGCGGGGATCTCGGGGCCTACGGGTCGTTTGTGAGTCTGACAAACCAGACCATCGCCTCCGCGACCACAGCCTATGCGGTGGCGCTGGGCACCACGGCGGAAAGCCGAGGAATCTCAATTGTCGATGGCTCGAAGATCACCTTTGCCGAGGCCGGCACCTTCGCTCTGTCGTTTTCGCTGCAGCTGCACAACTCGAACAACAACATCCAGACCGCTCGCGTCTGGTTGCGCAAGAACGGCGCGGATCTGGAAAACACCAATTCGATTTTCGACATTCCAGGCCAGCACGGTGGGTCCGATGGAGCGCTGATCGCCGCGACCACCATAGTGGTCACTGTGGCCGCTGGAGACAACCTGCAGCTCTACTGGTCTGCCAGCAGCACTCAGGCCTTCCTGCAGTACTTGGCCGCCGGCACCAGCCCCACCAGGCCGGTGACGCCTTCGGCCATCGTCGCGGTGCAGCAGATCATGTTCAGCGCCACGGCTCCGCTGCAGTTCATTGCCAACTCTTCAGAGCCTGCAACGCCCACGGGCGGCGGCATCCTGTTCGTCGCCTCGGGCGCCTTGAAGTACAAGGGCAGCTCTGGCACCGTCACAACCCTGGCCGCGGCCTAAAGGACATCATCATGGCAAAGCTCTACGTTACCGAATTCCAGTTTCTCGAAAACGCCAACGACATCGGCGGCGTCCCCCAGGCGGCCAAACTGCCGGGCACCACCAACGTGGTGACCTTCACGACCAGCAGCGTACAGTCTGCCGTTTTCGGGGCCAACACCCGGTTCGTGCGCGTGGTGTCTGACGCGCCGGCCTGCCTAGCATCTGGCACCAACCCGACGGCGACCACCAGCGGGCTGCGCCTGGCGGCCGAGGCCACCGAGTATTTCGGCGTCACGCCTGGCCAGCGCCTTGCAGTGATTGGGGCCTGACCGTGCTGGGCCAGAACATTGGCCGCGTGGGCCTGCCGGACATGGCCAGCGGGGGGCGGCCGTCGCTGTCGTTCAACTTTGCGGCGATGCCGGCCTTAGACCCGAGGATCACCTTCACCCGAGCGTCCACTGGCACGTTCTTCGACTCGGCTGGTGTGCTGACCAGCGCAGCGACCAACGCCCCACGCTTCGACTACAACCCCAGCACGATGGCGGCTCAGGGGCTGCTGATTGAGGAGGCGAGGACGAATTTGGTGTTGCAGTCTGAAGACTTTGCAACTACTTGGGGGCAAACCGCCTCACCTATTGTTTCTACAAACACAACTGTTGCGCCTGACAATACGACAACGGGGGACACAATAGGCTCCACAGCAACGGGCAGCTATGTATTTCAGAGTATTACGTTTACGGGAGATGGTACAAAGGCTTTTTCTATCTTTATAAAACAAGGGACTTCTACTGTTAATAGGTTGTTTGTTAGAGATACAACAGCAGGGATAAATAGAGGCCTAACAGATGTAACTTGGACTGTTGGAGTCCCATCCGTTGTTGTAACAAATGGGTCTTTGCTAAGTTTGACGCAATTATCTAACGGGTGGTATCGCGTACAAGTTGCAGTTGATAGTGTTGTTGCTGCTAACTCAAATCAGTTAAGAATTCAGCCGGATACTGCAACAGGTACTGGAACAGTCATTTTGTGGGGTGCTCAGTTAGAAAATGGAGCCTTCCCCACCAGCTACATCCCCACCACTGTCGCACAAGTCACTCGCAACGCCGATCTGGCTTCAGTGAATACGCTGAGTCCTTGGTTTAATGCCACGGAGGGGACGTTGTTTGCGGAATTTTCGGTCTATACGTCCATCGGAAGTAAGGCAATTGCCGGTATTACAGACGGAACCACCAATAACCGAATTCAGTTTTTTGCAAGTGCAGCCGACCCATACAACGTCTCGCCTCGTCTTGTGTCTGGTGGTGTTGCAACAAACCCATCGCCTGCTGGTAGCGTAACAGTTGGATCAACAGGTAAAGCAGCACTTGCTTACGCAATAGGTACAAATCAAGGTGGCATTTCTGTAAACGGCAGCGCGGTAAATCAATCAAGCCCTGCATCTGCATTTGGCAGCGTAACGCAACTTGAACTTGGCAAAGGCTCGGGCCTTACTCAAACCAACGGCTACCTCCGCCGCATCACCTACTACCCCCGCCGCCTGAGCAATGCCGAGTTGGTCAGCATAACGAGCTAGTCATGGCAAAACCACGCATCGATCTTACTGGGCGCTTGTTTGGCCGTTTGACGGTCAAGAGCAGGATTGTTCCACTTAAAGGACGGACGCTGTTTGTCTGCGCTTGTGAGTGCGGCAAAGAAGTTACCTTGAACGGTTCTGATCTTCAGACAGG